TCACAAGCGTTCAACAGGTAAGACAGGTCAGGTGCTTGCATCGCCAGAGATTGAGCGTAAACTCGCAAAGGTAGAGGCACTGTATCGTGAGTATCACGGTGTGAAACTGGGTCGTGGCAAGTTCTATGACCTTGCATTACAGTATGCTCGTGAAGCCAAGGCTGAATCAGGCGGCTACCTGCAATACACAACAGAGGCTGTGGCTGGTATCTTCCTTGACCACTTCCACAAAGAGTTGGGTAAAGCTGTCAAGCGCAAGAACCGTGACCGTGATGTGTCGATTGAGATTGGCAATGTAACTGTCAGCAACTTGCGTGACCTTGCACGGCGTAGTCGTGGCAAAGCCAAGTTGCCTGTGCATCCTCGCTCTGGCAAGCGTATCCTCACACCTCGCACAGAGGTGGCCTAATGTATTGGGTTGTCGGTATGACAGTGGGTGTACAGGACACGGCAGTAAATGTACACCCTGCCTCGCTCTCTCAGCATGGCTGGGAGAGTGCGGTTGAGTTCGCAATGGAGATGACACAAAGCCAATACCCTGACCATAGAGTAGAACTGGACTATGTTAAAGAGTATGACTGAGTGTGTGACACCACTATGCGTATACAACCAGATGCCGTGGGACAGCGTGTTCATTGGCGGTTATCTGGTTGTATCTGTAGTTGGAATATGTTATATAATGTACAAACTGTTTAAGGATGAGTGACATGACTGTAGAAAGTTTCACAACCACACTAATCAAGAACTACGAATCTGTTTCGAGTCAGTTTTATCATATCTACGATTATCTAGCGCACGTAGAAGAGAAAGATGATGACGTAGCCTATGTCATGGAAGTTGCGTGGGGTAATCATGCGGCACTTGAAAATCTAATAGCTAAACTAGAAGGCAAACCCAACGTCTATTAAAGGAGATAGTGAATGATTAAGACATGGACAGTATGGATTGACTTAACCCACCGTATTGAAGTAGAAGCAGACAACATGGATGATGCTAGTGATATTGCTATTGAAACCATATGGGATGAAACCAACATGGTGAATTGCATTGTCACACCGGAACTGTTAGAGGAGAATGAGTATGCCAATACTTGAATTACAAGACGATGAGATTGCAATCGTATGGTCTGTCGAGGACGTAATGCAGGAGTGTGACTGGCTCACCAGAGAACAGGCACTTGAGGTGCTACACCATTTAGACCACAACCACGATGCCACTATCGGTATCAACTGGGAAGTCATCCACTACAATGCACAGTGGATGTATCCAAAGGAGAATGATGATGCTATTGCATGAGTTTTATAGTGACGAAGATTGTAGCCGTGGCTTGGGTGCATACCGCAAGGCTACTGTCTTTGCAGAGGCTGATGGTAGCTATACTGTATACATGATGCAGGATGGTGCTATCGTTGAGGAACGTAACATAACTGGACACAGTGAGCAGTATGCAGAGGACTGTGCAGAGAATTGGGTATTGGGAGTGATACAATGAATAACACATACAAACTAATCATGGACAGTAGATACAACCCGCTGTCCAACATACCTGACACAAACACAAGGCACATGGTCATGCAGATACTGGCATGGATGTGGTGCATTATCTTCTCTATGTGGATGGGTTCTGTCGTTGTGTTCGGTATCAGTGCCGCACTACACGCCTTGCTGATAGCAGGTGTGTTCATTACGGCAGGTGTATTTGAAACAGCAAAGCGTAAGCCACAGTATTTTGGTGGTTTAGGTAGAGGTAATGGAGGTGAGCATGAGTGAGAATGAAATGAGGGGAATACGACTGTCACAAGCAGTCGAGTGGAGTGGGCAGGATATCTTTGAGGTGGCATCTGCCGCCTTTGAGGATGCTAATTACCACACTTTCAATGAAGTGTTCATTGACGCATGGACTGCATATCAAAAAGAGTTAGACGATGAGTAAGCTGTGGAACAAGGCGATACACTATTACCTCACGCATGATGGCATTGAAATGTTCTTGTTCTTTTGCATCTTTGCATTCTTAGGCTGGGCAGGTTATCATGCCATAGCTGGTATAGTAGAAAGGATAATCACATGAATAGATTTCTAATTGAGCATCACCCCGATGCCATAGCTAAGTCACTGTGTGACCAGCATATTGTCAAGATGCCATTGGAAGAAGCACAGATGCTATGCACTAGCCTGTGGCATCATGCGCCAGAGTATGCACAAGAGATGGGCTTGTATAAGCCTGTGCATCAGAAGCATCCTTGCACACTGTGGGCAATGGACAACCAGCGTAACTACGGCTATGCCTTCCGGCTGTATGATGCCATGCTTCGTGAGTATACACACCGCTATGGCAAACAGCATGGTGCTGGCAAGCACTACGAAGTGTTGAAAGAGGGTGTGCATTTCATACCTGACACAACCAACTTTATGACACCACACCCACAGTGTTTCAGTGGACACGATGACCTAAAGACGGATGAGAACTGGCCTATCATGGCGTATCGTGCGTTCTACAAGGTTGACAAAAGTGCTTTCGCCCGATATAACAAGGGAAGGAGCAAGCCACAATGGATGTTGTAATTTTTGTGACTGTAATACTACCACTAATTATATTAGCTATGTAAGGAGATATGATATGGCGAAGATAGAATACCACAACATGACACCCAAGCAACGTATGGCGTATTGGGAGAAACTGCGTGAGAAAGACAAAGCTGCTCGTGCAGTCAAGATAAACAAGTTATCTCTTGAACAACGTAAGGCAGTTGTTGAAGTGAATAGACTGCTTGATAGCATACTTGATACCGCATTATACCCAGACATGGGCGGCATACGGGCTGTGTCTGCGTATGACTTGCAAGAACTGTCCGATGCAAAGGACACACTTGAGTTTCAATTCAATCTGAAAGGAGCATAGATATGCCATTAGAATATATCCCTGAGAACCTCGACTTTGATGTTTCGTTTGAGCCTACCCGTGTAGCTGACAAGAAGTATGTCATTGATGGCAACACTGGCGAACCTATAGCTATCGTGGGCAAGGACTTCACTTGTGCATCACATGGTGATTTTTTCCGTGATGTTATGTCTACAGTGACAGACAACCTGACTGATGAGCAGACAGACGGTGCATCTATTGTGTGGCGTGATGCTCACCGCAATGGCTGGGCTATGATGGACATGACCCTGCCTAACATGAAGCATACCATCGTCACACCCAAGCATGAGACTGAGATTGCACAGCGTATCATTGCACTGCATGGTGTGGACGGTACGTGTTCAAACACTGTGCTGTTTGGTGCTATCGACTTCTTCTGCACCAACGGTATGATTCGTGGTGAGCATGACAAGGTACGCCGCAAGAACACTAGCGGCTTTAGCCTTGACAGATTCATCACACAGTTGGGCAAATCAAATGATGACTTCACTAACTATCATAACCAGATGCAACGCTGGGCTAACACCCCTGTGCTTGTGAGCAATGTCAAAGCTATGCTTGAATCACTACTCAAGTCTGACCGTACAGCAGATAAGATGCTTACCTTGTATAACCAAGAGGCGTCAGTGCGTGGTCAGAATGTGTGGGCATTGTATTCTGCCTTCACCAACTATGCATCATATGCCGATGAGCGTAACGGCTTTGCCCTGCGTAACACTGGCAAAGATACAAACGCTGTGTCTATGTTCAAGCGTGAACACGAAGTGTCACAGTGGATTGAAAGCAAGCAGTTCAAGGAGTTGATTGCAGCATGAGCAAACACAAGTGGGAGTATGTAAGGACTAACTCTAAGGGTGAGGCTATCTTCCGCAAGGATACAGGCCAAACCCTTGACCATTGTATTGAATACCTAAAAGATAAGGGCATTGAGTATGCGGTCATAGAGTCTGCTACGCTGATAGTAATATACAGTAGGGCAGATAGACCCTATATGTATTACTGGACTACGGGTAGATGGAGTGCGCGTAAGCGTAGCTATACAAAGCATTTCCACAGCGATGGTATAGAAGACTTTGTGGAAAAGTATCTCAACAAGTATGCGGATGAACACATACGAGAAGACCAAGAAAGGTACGGTGACGTAGATGAAGACAGTAAAACATCTTGTGGATAAGTACTACAATTCCAATGATTTCAAGATGTTACGAAGCAGAACTAAGAAGGACTATAAATACTTTCTTGGTATCATGCTAGATGATTTTGGCTCTGTGAATTTTTGTGAACTCACAAGCAAGCAAGCCAAACACGCATACGAAGGCTGGGTTGAGCGAGGCATTAGCCTTGCCAACCACGTCTGTACTGTGTCATCTATTCTGTTTCGTTACGCTATTGACATGGAGTATGCGACAGTCAATCCCTTTGCCAATGTCAGGCGCAAGACACCACCACAACGCAAGGTTGTGTGGACAGAGGATGATGTGCGTCAATTCCTTGACACCGCCTATGGCGAGTTTCAATGGCGCAGCATTGGCCTGATTGTACACATGGCATACGAATGGTGCCAGCGTCTAGGTGATATGCGTCTGCTGACGTGGGACAACATTGACTTGGAAGAACGCAAGCTATATCTTGAGCAGTCTAAGCGCAGGGCAGAGGTAACATTGCCCATCGAAGATGACTTGCTTGAGATGCTGACACAACAGGAGCAGGACTTTGGCTTTCAACAGTATGTTGTTCCTCGCACAACGCCTGTACAGGGCGAGTACCAGCCATACAGCATGGAACGTCTATCCAAAGCTGGAAGGGCTGTCATGCGTGAAGCTGGGCTGTCTGAGGAACTACGCCTGATGGACTTGCGTAGAACAGGTGTTACACAAATGGTTGAAGCTGGCGTAGGAATGGCAGGTATCATGCAAGTGAGTGGTCACGCCAATCCTCAGTCAGTTAAACCCTATATGAAGCACACATTTCAAGGTGCTAAAACCGCACTGGATAAGCGAAAAGGTAAAGGGACAAAGCATTTTGAGTATTGACATTCTTTGTCCCATGAGTATAACTATAGTTATCCCCAGATTTTACGGACTAAAATTCCGAATCTGCTAGGCTTTTAACAGGAGAAGTAAAATGGAACTTAAAAAGTGTAACGATTGTGGTGAAGAAAAACCCCTCACTGAATTTTACAAGAGGAATGATAGGGGCAGCACATCTTATAGAGGCGACTGCAGAGTATGCATTAAGGCAAAACAAGTTACTTGGCAGAAGAAAAACAGAGATAAGGTGAACGCATATCACAGGGAACAACGCAGACAAAAACCACATCAAGAAAAGAACAGACGATTGAAGCATAGATTTGGTATTACCTTGCAGGATTACAATAATATGCTGCGAGAACAAGATAATAAATGTCTCATCTGCGACATTGAGATGACCCATGACTCAGAACGCACACGGATTGTTGTAGACCATTGCCACACTACGGAAAAGGTTAGAGGCTTACTTTGCTCACCTTGTAACAAAGGGCTTGGTCACTTCTACGAGGATACGGAAATAATGCAACGTGCTATTGATTATCTATTGACGCACTCAAATAACCGTGGTATAAGCATAGCAAGTGCCGCAAAGGAAAGTGATATTATATGAATAATATATATAACATTATAAGTGATATAGATGTACCCAATGGACAGACTAAACGTATGAACTGTCCTAATTGTGGTGGGTACAAGACCTTCACTATTACTAACAACATGGGTAGCCTTGTGTGGAATTGCTACAAGGCATCCTGTAATGTGAGTGGTGGCAACCGTGTGCATCTCACAGTAGATGACATACGGTCTGGCATAGGTAACGTAGCTGAGTTTGCAGATGAGACATTTGATATGCCATCCTACATCATACCTCACAGAAAGAAGCGTACTGTGCTTGCCTTCTGTTACAGGTACAGGCTAGACCCAGATGATTTGGGTGTGATGTATGATGTGAAGGATGACAGAGTTGTATTTCCTGTAGTGCATGACGGTGTGACCGTTGATGCTACAGGCCGTGCCATTGGTAAGCGATTACCTAAATGGAAACGATATGGAAAAAGTGGCTTGCCATACACACATGGTTGTGGTAAAGTCGCAGTTGTTGTTGAGGACTGTGTGAGTGCAGCCGTGGTTGGTGGCAAATCCTTTGTCGGGGTTGCGATACTTGGTACATCTCTACAAGAGTCGCATAAAGGGTATCTCTCACAGTTCTCAACAGCCGTTATAGCATTAGACCCCGATGCTCTACCAAAGACCTTGCAGATGGCAAAGGAATTACGTGGTCACGTAAACGATGTTCGTGTACTACGTTTAACAGACGATTTGAAATATCGTAACCCGACAGATATGGAGAACCTAAATGGAATTATCAATAATTAGAAGCCTTATGGATAAGTCATTCTATGATGACCATCGTGGTAGCAAATGCCCACCACGTTTGTTCAGCAAGGATGCCCGTAAGATTAAAGAAGCTATTGATACAGCTATGGATAGGTATGAGCGTACCGTTACACCCGATGAGGTAGAGGCGTTGTTCATGTCTAACAATCCAACCCTGACCACAGCACAGAAGCAAGGCTATGCATCTATGTTTACTACCATCAAGCGTGAAGATGCTATGGGTAGTGATGTGGCACAGGAAGTATTGTCCAAGCTGTTTCAACAGGTAGTAGGAGAAGACGTTGCCAACATAGGATTTGATATGGTCAACGGTGACGCCTCTACCTTAGAACGACTACGCAATCTGCTTGAGCAGTATGGTGATGACTTCATACCCAATATGAATATTGAATGGGAAGACATCAGCATAGAAAGCATCATGGCGGCTGCAGACTTAGAAGCTAAATGGAAGTTCAATATACCCTCTGTTGTACGTAAGCTAGAGGGTGTGTCTGGTGGACACCTTATAGAAGTAGGGGCAAGACCCAACGTAGGTAAGACATCCTTCCATGCCAGTTTGATAGCTGCACCGGGCGGCTTTGCACATCAGGGTGCGCAATGCATCATACTATGTAACGAGGAGTCTGGTAAGCGTGTAGCTGAACGCTATCTCAATGCTGCGTCAGGCATGTCACGTTACGAGATACGTGATGAGTTTGGTAAAGCATCTGCCAAGTACTATCCTATATCGCAGAACATCAAGATAAAGGAATGTCAGGGCAGAGACATGGCATGGGTAGAGTCTGTATGCAAGTCATACAGGCCAGACATACTGGTGCTAGACATGGGTGATAAGTTCAGTGCTGGCGGTAACTATGCCAGACCTGACGAGGCACTCAAGGCTTGTGCTATCTACGCTAGGCAGATTGCTAAGACCTACGACTGTGCTGTGTTCTATATGTCACAGCTTTCTGCAGATGCAGAGGGACGTGCGCAGTTGAACCAGAGCATGATGGAAGGTAGTCGTACAGGTAAGGCAGCAGAGGCTGACCTTATGCTGCTGATAGGCAAGTCACCATCTGTAGAGGGGCAGGAAGAAGAAAGCCCACTACGCCATGTCAACGTAGTCAAGAACAAACTAAATGGCTGGCACGGTATGGTGAACTGTGAACTAAACTATCTAACAGCGAGGTACGAAGGATGAAGCTAACACTTGATATAGAGAACACAGTCACTAAGCGTGATGGCAAGATGCACCTTGACCCGTTTGAGCCAGAGAACTCACTGACTATGGTGGGTATGCTAAATGACCAAGGTGTCAAACGCATCGTCACATTTGACCACAGTGATGTAAGCGCAGATGAATATGGTCACGTATTGGTACAAGAGTTTCTTGATGCAGCTACCGTACTCATATGCCACAATGCCGCATATGATTTGATGTGGTTGTGGGAGTCTGGATTCAAGTATGATGGGCCAGTGTTTGACACGATGCTTGCAGAGTATGTATTGCAGCGTGGTATCAAAGAGCCACTGTCCCTTGAGGCTTGTGCAGAACGCTACGAGTTGGACACCAAGAAGCAGGACACACTCAAGGAATACTTTAAGCAAGGCTATAGTACACGGGACATACCGTACAACGAGTTGTGTGAGTACCTGTCTGCTGACCTTCATGCTACACAGCAACTGTCTGACAAGCTGATGTATCGACTGAATACAGTAGCTGACAGCGGATTACGTGGGACAGTAGACCTGACCAATCAGGTGGCTGTATGTCTAGCACGTATCTATCAGCGTGGCTTTGCTGTTGACCTATCTAAGTTAGACGAGGTGCGACAGGAGTTTGAGCAGGAGAAGAAGCAGCTTGAAGAAGACCTACAAGCTCACATACGTAAGCTGATGGGTGACACACCTATCAACCTGAACAGCCCAGAGCAATTGTCTTGGGTTATCTACAGCCGCAAGGTAAGGGACAAGCCGTATTGGGGCAATGCTATTGACCCCTACATGGATGACGCAGACTTTCGTAGCTTGATTGCAGGTGGTACAGAGAAACTCTACAAGACTACTGCACAACAATGTCGTACCTGTAATGGTACAGGATATATTAGAAAGGTGAAGAAAGATGGAACACCATTTGCTAGACCAACAAACTGTAAGGACTGTAGTGGGTGCGGCTATCTGCTTGTACCTACTATGGCACTGGCGGGGCTGAAGTTCAAGCCACCGTCATCTAAGTGGGCAAGTGCCAACGGCTTCAGTACTAGCAAGCAGAACCTAGAGATACTAGAGTCAGCAGCCAAGCAACGTGGCATGACTGACGCTGTTGACTTCCTATATAAAGTGCGTAGACTGAGTGCGGTTGATACGTACCTGTCATCCTTTGTTGAGGGTATAAGTACATATACAAAGCAGGATGGTAAGCTGCATGTACGTTTGCTTCAGCATCGCACAGCTACAGGCCGCTTCTCTGGTGCAGAACCCAACATGCAGAACATGCCCCGTGGCGGCACGTTCCCTGTAAAGAAAGTATTTGTGTCACGATTTGCTGGCGGTAGGATTATGGAAGCTGACTTTGCACAGCTTGAGTTTAGGACTGCTGCCTATTTATCACAGGACAAGGTGGCGATAGATGAAGTATCTACTGGATTTGATGTACACTCATACACCGCTAAAGTTATTACCGATGCTGGTCAACCTACGGATAGGCAGACTGCAAAGGCTCACACGTTTGCACCGCTTTATGGCGCAACGGGCTTTGGGAGAACGGCAGCGGAAGCAAAGTATTACACACACTTCACAAACAAATACAAAGGAGTCTCAGAATGGCATACCAGACTGGCTAAAGAGGCTGTGAATACACGTAAGATTACTACACCAAGTGGGCGTGAGTTCTCATTCCCCGATGTAGTGCGTAAGGTTAGTGGGCGTGTGTCACACTTTACGCAGATTAAGAACTACCCCGTGCAATCATTTGCTACTGCAGATATTGTACCGATTGCTTTACTACACATAGATGGCTTGTTAGATAACATGCGGTCATGTATAGTAAACACAGTGCATGATAGTATTGTTATTGACATACACCCTGACGAAGAACAACAGGTAATCAGTGTCATAGACGCTACTAATAAAGCACTACCTTATCTCATCACCCAACGATGGGGTGTTGAGTTTAATGTGCCTTTATTATTAGAGGCAAAAATAGGTCCGAATTGGCTTGACACCAAGGACGTAACCTGATATAACTATCCATCTTACAACTGAAAAGGAGTTGATAAACATGAATCAAGTAACAACGATAGATACTAATAACTACGCTGAAATGGCAAAGGCTATGGGCATTGCCAATGAAGCACCCGCACAAAAGAAACAAGGAATGTTCCTTGCTCGTTTACGTATTAACCACTCGCCTATTATCGGCACAGAGAAAGTGCTGGTTCAGGGTGGTACGTACAAGCTAGAGATTCCTGATGGCCCTACGTACTACGCTGAGTCTGCTATAGTGCGTCCCTTTATGCAACGCTTCATGTACAAGAAGTTTATAATGGGTAGTGGCGGTATACCTAACCGTTATGTTAAGACTGTTATGGCTGATACGCTTAACACAGACTTGAAGGATAACGATGGTGGCTTTAACTGTGGTAAGCCTTCTGGCTGGATAGAAGACTTTAAGTCCTTGCCTGACGCTACGAAAGAACTAATTCGTTCTATCAAGCGTGTACGTGTAGTGCTTGGCACAGTTGAGTTGGTGAATCCAAAGGATGCAGAAGGCAATGCTGTAGAGTTGGATAATACCCCATTCATTTGGGAAGTAGAGAACCGTGACGCATTTAAGACTGTAGGCGGTGTGTTCTCACAGCTTGCTAAGATGAAGCGTCTACCTGTGCAGCATATCGTTACGTTGAATACTGAAGAGCGTAAGCTGCCTAACGGTAATAGCTTCTATCTACCAACGACTTCGTTAGATACTACTAATGCAGTAGAACTTACCCAAGAAGACCAGACTATGTTTGGGGACTTTATGTCTTGGGTAACTAACTACAATGAGTACATCATCAATGCTTATGCAGAGAAAGCATCTAGCCATGATGACGATGACTTGGAAGAGTTAGACCTTGCAGGTGTTATTGATGTTGAACTAGAAGAAGAGGTAGCATAATGAAACACCCTGCTGAACTGGCACTGCATCAGTATCTCACGGATGCTGTAACAGGTAAGTCAACCATGTCACAAGACACCATCAAACAAATTGGTGATGATGTGATGGCTGCTGCAAAACGTCAGTTTGGTGGGGGTAATAAGCGTGACAAGTTTGGTCTGCGTATGTCTAATGTAGGCAGGCCAACTTGCCAACTCTGGTACGAAAAGAATAAACCAGAGGAAGCTATACCCTTTCCAACGACATTCGTAATGAACATGATGCTTGGAGATATAGTTGAGGCTGTCTTCAAAGGTATACTAACAGAAGCAGGAGTGAAGTATGAAGACACGGACAAAGTTACTCTTGACCTTGGTGACGATAGCGTTTCTGGTTCTTATGACCTTATCCTTGATGGTGCAGTTGATGATATTAAATCAGCTTCAGACTGGTCATACAGAAACAAGTTTGAATCCTTTGACACTCTTGCCAGCGGTGATGGCTTCGGCTACGTAGCACAGCTTGCTGGTTACGCTAAAGCCGCAGGCAAGAAAGCAGGTGGCTGGTGGGTAGTCAACAAGTCTAACGGTTCATTCAAATACGTACCCGCTACAGGGCTTGACGTGACCGCAGAAGTGTCTAAGATAAAGTCAACAGTAAACAAGGTAAAGGAGAACAAATTTGAAAGATGTTTTCAACCAGTACCAGAAAAGTTTAGAGGAAAGGAGACGGGTAATAAGATACTTAACGATGGCTGCAAGTTTTGTTCTTATCGTTTTAGCTGTTGGCCTACTCTGGTCGAAAGACCTGCTGTAAAGTCACAGGCTAAGAACCCACCTATCATAAACTATATTGGTGAAGTAGTTGCCTAACGCAAAACAATTTAAAGCAGCACGAAAGTATGGGTATCGTAGCGGTCTTGAACTCAAGGTATCTGATTACCTCAAAGAACACAAAGTAAAGTTTGTGTATGAGGCAGTCAAGATTGAGTGGGAAGACCTAGCCTACAGAACATATACACCAGACTTCGTGCTGTTTAATGGTATTATAATAGAGACAAAGGGTATGTTTACTGCAGCAGATAGGCGTAAACATCTTGCAATAAAGAAACAACATCCTAAATTAGATATACGTTTTGTCTTTGAGAATAGCAAACGCAAGTTACGTAAGGGAGCTAAGTCCACTTATGCTGAGTGGTGTATTCGCTATGGATTTAAATACTATGACAGGATTATTCCTGAAGATTGGTTAAAAGAAAAAGGTAAAAACAAACATCCAAAGTTTATTAAGTTTGGCGGCACAAAGGTAAAAAGGAGATAGGCATGAATAAGATGATGACCAAATTATCAAAAGAAATAAATATCGAAGACTTCCTTATACGTATCAGACCTTTCTCTGATGATGATGGTAGATGGTCTGGTGAAGTGGATGTATCTATAATGGCTATGCCAGATAACCCTTTAGTGGATGAGGATTATAATCAGCTTATGCACTTTGCTAAAATGATGTGTGCTTCTGTACCTGTCATGGAAGAGATAGAAGATTTAAGGAATCTTGTACATGAATACGTAATAAAAGTTGTTGACAATGACATGGACATTGATGTAGAGTTAGAAGATAACATGGGGGTTGAGAAAACTTACGATGGTAATGTTATACATCTAAACTTTAACAGTAAAACAAAGGGGTCAGCATGAGTAGGTATGAAGATTACATGGTAGCTAAACTAAGACAAGAGGAGATACGCATGAAGCAAGCAAATAAACAAAGCGATAATGTTAAAGCGTGGCTTGATGTTAGTAGCCCAGAAGACTATCCACCTTCTGCTGATGTAGATATGGTAAACAGTCCACCACACTACAACCAAACAGGCATTGAATGTATACATGCTATCTCTGCGGCTACAGGTGATGGCTTTAAGCACTACTTGCAGGGCAATGTATTGAAATATCTATGGCGTTTTGATTATAAAGATAAACCCTTGCAGGATTTACAGAAGGCACAGTGGTACTTAAACGCTCTTGTTGAAGAGGTTATGGCAAATGAGAGTTAAGATGTACATAACCATAGACATAGATGATGAAGAATATCCAGTGCCAGCAGATGGAAGAGTTGGTGATGAATTAGAAGAGAGCATACAAGAATACTTTTATGACATAGAAGGTGCAGATATTAAACACATTAGAACAATTACGGAGTGACAGAGATGCTAAGAAATACATTACCAACAGACTACCAGAATTTTATAGCCCTATCTCGCTATGCAAGATGGAAAGATGATGAGCAACGCCGTGAGACATGGGGTGAAACTGTGTCCAGATATTTTGATTACATGTCTAAGCACTTGCAAGACAATCACAACTATAAAATATCTCAGTCTTTAAGAGGCGAACTAGAGGATGCAGTACTTAATCAGAGTATAATGCCTAGCATGAGAGCATTAATGACAAGTGGCCCCGCACTTGACCGCTGCCATGTAGGTGGATATAACTGTTCATATGTACCTGTAGATAACCCTCGTGCTTTCGATGAGACTATGTACATACTTATGTGTGGCACAGGCGTAGGCTTTAGTGTTGAACGTCATAACATTGAAAAACTACCTTTTGTGGCAGAAGATTTTTATAAGACTGATACAGTAATTAAGGTAGGTGACAGCAGACCCGGCTGGGCTAAGTCACTTAAAGAGTTGATTGCCATGCTCTACATAGGTCAGATACCTGCATGGGATGTGTCAGATGTACGCCCTGCTGGTGCTAGGCTCAAGACATTTGGTGGTAGGGCATCAGGCCCACAGCCATTAGTTGAGTTGTTTGAGTTTGTTATACAGAAGTTTAGAGGTGCAGCAGGGCGTAAGCTATACCCTATTGAGTGCCATGATATTATGTGTAAGATTGGTGAGGTCGTAGTAGTTGGCGGTGTACGCAGGTCAGCACTGATTAGTTTATCTAACCTAAATGATGACCAAATGGCTCACGCTAAGTCAGGTCAATGGTGGCAAAATGAAGGGCAAAGAGCATTAGCTAATAACTCTGTAGCCTATAAAAGTAAACCAGAGATGGGTACATTCATGCGTGAATGGTTGTCATTGTACGACAGTAAGTCAGGTGAACGTGGTATATTTAATAGGGAGTCTGCAAAAAAGCAAGCTGCTAAAAATGGCAGAAGAAAGATACAAACAGGTTTAAAAGACCCTTCTACTGGTTTGTCATTAGATTACGCCTTCGGCTGCAACCCCTGCAGTGAGATAATTTTACGCCCGTATCAGTTTTGTAATCTATCAGAAGTCGTTGTCCGTCAAAACGACATACTAGATACACTAAAAGAAAAGGTTAGGTTGGCTACAATTCTTGGTACATTCCAAGCAACACTTACTAACTTTAAATATCTACGCAAGGTATGGAAAGATAATACAGAGGAAGAGCGTTTACTGGGCGTATCTCTAACAGGTATTATGGATAACGCCATGACATCTACTACAGGTGAGAAGCTGCCCATACTACTTGGCATACTAAAAGACGAGGCGATACGCACTAATGAAGCTATGGCAAAGCAGTTAAGAATACCGCAGTCAACTGCTGTTACCTGCGTTAAGCCTAGTGGTACAGTGTCACAACTTACTGATGCTGCGTCAGGCATACATGCTAGACACAATCCGTACTACATACGCACTGTACGTGGTGATAACAAAGACCCGCTTACACAGTTCCTTGTCTCGCAGGGCATACCTTCTGAACCTGACGTAATGAAACCCGACTCAACGACAGTGTTCAGCTTTCCTATGCAGTCACCCTTGGGTGCTGTCACACGCACACAGATGAACGCCATAGAGCAGCTAGAGTTATGGCTCACCTATCAGCGTTACTGGTGTGAGCATAAGCCTAGTGTAACAATTTCAGTTAAGGAATCTGAATGGATGGACGTGGGTGCTTGGGTATACAAACACTTTGATGAGGTGTCTGGTATCAGCTTCCTGCCATTCAGTGAGCATACATATCAGCAAGCACCTTATCAGGATATAGATAAAGATGAATACAAAAAGTTCTTGACAAAAATGCCAAAGAATGTAGACTGGTCATTACTCAAAGAGTTTGAGAAAGAAGACACCACATCAGGTGGACGTGAGTTAGCGTGTACTGCAGGGGTGTGTGAAATTGTAGACATAGAGGCAGCGTGATATGAATTGCTGGTACTGCGGAACAGAATTAATCTGGGGTGGGGATATAGATATAGAAGAAGAATTTGAAAACTTCTGTATGGAAACAAACCTATCGTGTCCTAATCCAGATTGCAGGGCTGAAGTTATTATGTATTTACCAAAAGCAGAAAGGAGTTGACATGGAAGCATTATTAGTATTAGGTGCATTAGCATATGGTATGCATCACATAAATAAACAAGACGAACCAGAAGCAACGGTACAAGGAGAAGTAATCTTTAACGAAGGCATAGAAGAGATTGACTGGTCTAAAGCAGGTAACTTTAGGACAGTTAGTACAGAGAACAATGTACAATGGGTAATGATAACAGAGGGGTGATACATGCGAGACATATTAATTAACGCTACACGTTCTCATCTAGCAGGACAAATAAATAAACACCTTGCTAATGTAGAAGTGTATATGAACAATACTATTGGTATCGGAGAACACTCTGATATAGTAGAGACTATAGAATTAGAACTTGAGCAGATGGCTAACTACCACGATAAGTTAGAGATGCTTACAAAATACTTTATACAACCACAACTCCAACAGGCAGAAGGAGACACAACCGATGAACAAACTGGAACCGAATAAGAAAGACCGTAAGAAGTTTGACATTGACCTTGAGTATGGTAAGGTTCGTGAGAAGCAAGTAGCGGATATGTTACAGGATAAAAAGATTGAGGTGAAAAGTGAAAGGGATGTATGGCAAAAGACTGGCAACATTGCTATCGAGTATGAGTGCTATGGTAAACCAAGCGGCATCAACGCTACGGAATCAGATTACTGGTTCCACAATCTATGTATCGGTGATGAAACTTTTGCAACAATTGTGTTCGATACTACCTCGTTAAAGCGTATCATATCTAACTTGGATAGCAAACGTAGTGTATCAGGTGGGGATAATAATGCAGCACGAATGTATCTGCTTAATTTGCAGAAGCTGTTTTCCTCTGACGTAATCAAAGCCTTTAAGGAGACCAAAGATGCGGCGTAGCGGCCTAAGTAAATACGATGCTCCACTGCGTATTCAATACCAGTGGGGCTATGAAGCCTTTAAACGTGGTGGTAAGCTAATTAAAGTAGGTGATAAAACTACGTTTCAAGAGAACCGTCCTAACATTGACCCTAACACTATGCAGTATCGTGAGTGGGAACGAGGATGGAACGATGCCTACCATGAGAATCTAAACAAGGGTAAAACTAATGACACTAGAAGAAGAGGCGAAACAGTGGATGAAGAATAAATCTTTAAGCGGTATAACAGCTACTGAATACCAGATACGTGCAGCAGAGACAGCCATCTTCCCAAAAGAAAAAGCCCTTGAGTATATTACTCTTGGGCTTACTGGTGAGGCTGGTGAGATTGCTAATAAAGTTAAGAAGCTGATACGTGATGGTGCAGATGTTGAAGGGTACAACGATAAGTTAAATCAGATAGGTGCAGAGTTAGGTGATGTCCTGTGGTACTGCGCTATGCTGGCAAGAGAAGTGGATATAAATCTTGGTAGTGTTATGGAAAGCAATCTTGAAAAGTTGGCAGATAGGAAAGCTAGGAATCGCCTACAGGGTGATGGTGACAATCGTTAAGTATGCACCGTTTGTTGCTATTGTTGGCTGGCTCTTGTATGCCATTGGCATGGGGCTGGTTAATGATTTATGTAACTGTGTAAAGGAGTACGATGGATGGTGGCGTTAAATAGGTTTCTTAGCGTATTTAATTAAAGCAGTTAAGTGTTCTATATCAGCTAAGTTAGGTTCTTTGTTTTTAAGACCCCCGTCTTTTATAAGAGCAGGTAAGGCTTGCCATGCCTTATCTCTTTGAGATGGTCTAAGTCTTCTGTACTGTTGTTGAAGCCGCACTAATTGTGTTAGCCTAACGTCTATAGGGCTTCCGTCTGGTGTAGCAAGTTTACCTGCATCTCCGTCTGCTATATAGTTATCCATTGAATTTTTATAGTTTGTTATTTGCCCATCTATAAAAGAAATTTGAGCTATTTTAATAAATTTGTTTACGTTTTTTTCACCGGATTGACGGGCAAGGCTTTTTTGTTCAGCAATAAACTCTGGACTTTGTGCTAACTCTACGATTAATGGCAGTTGCTTTCTAAGAAAGCGTGTTTGAAACTGATTAAAACCTTTTGATACAGTTCTACTAGCTATTTTAAAATCCCTATAACCCAACTTCTCCATGAACTGACCAGCTTCACTTAACTCTTGACTCATTCCAAGTCCCCCAAATACTTTTAGAGGTATTGCAATACGCTCTCGTGGCCCGTCATCCTTTTGAAATATAGTTTCCCTTGCTGGTAAATCATCCATTGAAGAAGGGTCAAATATATTAGAAATTCCTCTTCTGTCCATGACCTCAAGAAAACCTCTCTTGACTGGACTAGTTGATAAACGCTCACCTGTTTTAACATCCGTACCAAGCAAAGATTCTTCCCGCACATCTGTAAATACTGATGTTCGTTTTCCTTGCATACGTTGTAGTTCTACAACCTGTGTCATAGGAGTTAAAAAAGTACTACTGTATTCTCCTAATGCCTTACCTATATATTCTAATCCTTTTTCTCCACCCATGTCATCTGCTGTAGTTAGAATTTTAGTTATGTCTTCAAATATAATACCGCCAACTCCTGTTCGCACATTAGTTCCAAGCCAAGTCTGTTTAATGTCATCAAAATCTAACCAGTTACGCGCTGTTCCATTTCCTTTTCTTTTTAAAAATTCAGCTACCCATAATGCTTGCCTTATAATAGGTGATTGTGGCGTACTATCTAGTAAACCCGCAGCAGTCTTTAACATTTTGTAGTCAGAAGGTACACCATCTTCATTAATAGTTTCATCACGATACATCATGGCAGCAGGAAGAATTACTGTTGCGCCGACAATGTTACGAGATATTTGCTGACGTTCTTTTTTAGTTAGTTTACCTGTAGCTGTGCCTACATCTCCACGCACAGCAGAAATACTTCTTTTAATTACTGGCGCAAACCCACCCGCAGTATAATTACCAGCTAGTTCCATACTATTAAACATAAAACGTGGGAAAGGAACTACAGCAGTGAGTCCATTTTGTGTTATAAATGAAGTAAGTTTTTGAAACACGGGTATTTCGGGAGATTTAGCATAGGTAATATCAAGTGCTGCATTAGTAGCATCTCCGACTAATTCAGTAAATGACCTTTTATTTTTGCCAACTAAATCTGGCGCATCATTTATTAAGTCAGGTAATCTACCTTCATTAAGAGCCTGAATTAAATCAATACCATACTCTCTTTTTACAAGACGTTCTAACTCACCTGAAAACGCACCCCGTCTAATAAGAAATTCTTGCCATCTGTTTGGCAGGTTTAACACATCTACACCTGCTTCAGCAACATTTAGTATTCCATCAACGCCCCTACCAAACTTAGTTTTTGCTTGGCCTTTACCAGTACTACGGCGTATTTCATTAATGGTGTTAAACATTGAGTCAAATTGTGAGGCAAACTTGTCGTTAGTTAAAACATAATCGGTTATTTCTTTGGACTGTCCCATTTTTGTAGGGTCAAACATGTAACGCATATGTCTAAAACTACCTGTCCAGTTACCCTGACCCGGAACAAATGTTTTAAGTCCTTGGTCTAGTCTAAGTATTGTTGGTCCAGATGCTTCACTCATATTATAGAGTGCTGTATCCATCATGTTCTCTAAACCTTGAAGGGGTGCGCGAAAACCAGCGGATGATAGGTTTCTCATTGCAGTAGCAAGTTGAGATACGAGTAGTCCACGTCTAATATTCTCTACTCTAACTACAAATTTTTGTAGCCCATTCATGTTGTCCATGAATTTCTTTTCTTCTGCTGCCCGTAAAGCACTGGCAGGTTTTACACGTTGAGATATTTGAGAAAATTTGTTAAGCACCCTGCCTGCTTCTGAAGCAGAGCCTAGTATCATTGTTGCATACTCTTCAAAATTAATACCATATTTATTTAGTACACCTAGTAACTCATCCGGTGCTACCACATCTTTATTAACAGACATTTCAAATAAATTATCTATTAAAGGTTTTTTAGGGTCATATAAATCTGGTTTTCTATCTAATATATCTTTAGCAATGGCTGTGAAAGCATCTATATTGTCTGCTTTCACAGTTGGTATAGTAAGTTCACCATTGTCATAAATTATAAAATCAGGAACTTCACTTTCATTTTGGAGACCCACACCTTCTAACGTCTTGTCTGTTTTGCTACCACTTTTAAATTCATTTAGTTTTGCACGAGCAGCGTCTCTCGCCTTTGGGTTATCTAGTTTTAATACGCCATCCTCAGATACGGATATTAACAAATTTTCATTGATGATTACAGGGTCTCCCTTGTCATCAAATACATCCATACTTCTGGCACCAATACGTTGTTCAAAAGCCATAATAAGTTGTTCTTTTATAGCAATGCCTTCAGCAGTATTGGCTACTTGCGCTGCCTCTCCTTTTTTTATCTTTGCCCTTTTGGCTGCATTGGCAGTAGCTAAACCAAGGTTTAATCTTTTATTATCAGCCAGATTTTTTGCCTCTGCTACCGCTGCTCTTGCTGCATTTTTGTATTGTCTACCTAATGTAGATACAGCACCCAGAGCAGGAACCGCCTCTAGCGCAGTAAAGAGATTCATCATTTCTCTACCCCACTCTTCTGCTGCATCTTTAGGGCTTTGGGTAACGCCCCCTTCAAAGTTTACAACATCTGTTGTTAAAAATTTTTGAAAGAAATCATAACTAGTTTTATTAGTGTCTTGCCACGTTTCAAAGAATGATTCTACAACGTCTACTGAAAATCCACCAGCCTTTTGCATTGACATGCCTAAAGAAATCATAGACTCAAATCCATCTGCACCAGTGAAGGCGAGAAAATCTTTCATCGCGCCATCTTCCATATTTGGTATAACTAGTGTTTCAATTGCTTTGTCTCTACGAGCATTGTTTACAATAACATCTTCATCTAAATCTATTTCAGGCAGCATAGACGAGTCAATGCCCGGTCTATTTAACATTGCTTCTCTTATTTTTGCTTTTTCTGTAGCTGCTTCTATAGCGGCTTGTTCTTCTTCAGATGAAAAGTCTACAGAGTGCATAAGGTCCGTCACTGTATTTTCAAAATTATCTGCCTCATCAACTGCCTTCTCAAATCGAGTCTTATCTTCTACTAAAGGTTCTTCAGTTTCAGTTATTTCGTCTGCTGGAATTTTTTCAACTGTGGGTATATAATCATCATCGTAGCCAAAAACTGTAGCCATACGGTCTTGTGGCGGGACATAATCATCAACAGGTTTTCCAGATTGGTCTGCTATAGACATCAAGTCATCTGTAGATTGTGCTTCTACAGGTTGTTTATCGGTAGTATCAGACACTGTAGGCATAGTATAATTGACAGCACCGACAGGCGTATTATCTAAACGCTGAGATTCTTCATCAGCTAACTGTTGTGACAAAGCCATGAAGTCATCCGCAGATTGCGTTGTTGTATCCAGTGTTGTCATATAAATTTATATCCTGTCCACAAGGCCATAACTTTTACCTTTTGTCCATCCCTATTTTCCTGTATATATTCCACTACAGTATTCGGTCTGTACATACCTTCCATTCCATTCTGCAGTATTTGTTCAGGGGTTATATCAGATTGCGTTAAATCAATAAACTTATCTGACTGATAGTCAGCATCATCCCTAACATTAGTAAGATACTTTGTTTTTGCAGTTTGTTTAAAGGCATTAATCCTTGCATTTACACGTTGTATTTCACCATCTACAGCACCATGTAGCATAGCGAATTTAGTTGTGTCTTTATAAGCTGTACTCTTAATGTTTCTAAGAGATTCTCTTTCTAAATCGTAAGCCTCACCTTCATTACCAGATATTACAGTCTGTATCTCGCCGCCTACTCCTTTAATTCTGAATTTAGATTGTGAAGAATTAACAGCATCTTTAATTATTGTACTTGCACTTGACAATAATTTTTTATCAAAAGAACCTTGGTCATTTGTAGCACCACCTTCGTCTACTTGAAATTCATACCATTGTTTAAGTGCTTCACCACGTTTCTTTTCTAAGTCGTTAATTAGAGCTTGGTTTCGTTGCGCTACAGGTTTATCCATTTCTTCCATAATTTGTTGCGTAAAGTTAACGTGCATTGCTTTATACGTACCGTTCTTACCATCTTTTTCTTTTGGATTTAATTTTTGTTGACCCAATATACCTGCTGCTAATTTACTTCTGTCTATTGTAGCTGTTCCAATGTCAAAAGATTCTCTTGTTTGTGCGTCTATAGGGACTTGTTTATTAATTTGAGATGATAAATCTACCCCTTTTAAAAACCCTGTGCCTGTAACCTCTCCTTCAGCAAGTGGCTGCATAGTAGTTGCACTCGGACGTAAACTACGTATTAATTCAGGAAGAGTTGCTGAATCTGTTCCTTGTGTAAATTTAACTAACGTACCAACATTAATACCTGCATCTTGACTTTCAGTAAACGCTTTGGCTGCACGTTCCGCACCTGCAAGATTACCACCATAGTCTTTAATAATACGTACAGCATCTGTTTCACTATAGCCCGGCCCCATAGCAGCTTGAATTTGTTCTGCATAAGATGTCATAGCTGCATCAAACTCAGCGTCTTTTGCATCACGTTCTTTCCTCTTAGCTATTCTTTCTTTAGCCGTATTCTCTGCACGTTCATCTGTTCTTCTCATATCTTCTGAGAGACGTTTATCTAAACTTGCAGCCGCGCCGCCAACAATATCTGCTAAACGAAATTTCATTATTGTCTCCTTGACATCAGGCCAGCTAAAGGTTCTTCCTCAATATCTTTTTGAGGAATTGGGTCTTTATTTTTTTCTTCTTTATCTGCTTTATCTATCTTTGTTTCAAATTTTCTTATAGTTTTTTGAAGTAGTGTTTTTCTAACTTCGTCTTTATTAGGATTGTCTTCAAGACCAGAATCATAATCTACGCCCGCACTGTCTCCTATTAACATCATCATTTCTACTAATAATGGCAACACAAGTATACCTACATCAATTGTGTGAACACCTTCCATAACTGCTGCAAGTTGTAATGTATTGGCTACATCTGATAAAGGAACACCCATTTCAATTACATCAATTAATTGGTCAGCAAATTCATCTGTTGACATACGCTCAAGATAATACTCAATAGTATCATCTATTGATGATATGTCAGGGGGAGTTTGCCAAGGTCTAGCACCAAACTCTGCAGTTAAAGACATACCCGGAATAGGTGCGTCTAATAAAACATCAGTATTACGAGCCATTTAATGTGTTCCTTTTATTTCTAATAATATTAAAGTGAGATGCTACACGAACTACTGGACTACTTACGTCTCTATCTTTTTCTTTTCGTTGTTTATTTGGAGTTAATAAACCAGAAGACTTTATAGGAGTATCTGGCTGTGATAATTTTTCTGCTTGTTCAGCGATTACCTTATAAGTAGAACGTGCTGGATTATACGAACGCATTTTGTTTCACCCTTTTTCTTTCAACAACAAAGTCCATTGCTTTTTTGGTGAGCCATTTGAGTGCAGGTTTATTCTGTATAAACTTTGCATAAGACTGACCATACTTGCCATATAAATATTGTAACCATTTTGGAGCATCGTAACGTAACCATGTGCGGAATACAAACCAACGAGCATCCCCGTTACCGTATACTTCACGGGCCACCCAACAGCCAAATATATTACCAAATCCATGTTGTATACCAGCACCAAGAACAGTTCCAATTAATCCACCCACTGCTTGCCCATTAGTGCTGCTAGATTGTTCATCGGCTACTTCCTTACGTGTTTTAGCATCTAATTCTGCAATAGCCATATCAACAACTCTATCTTGCGAGTTTTCTGCAGCGGTTACTGCCCATTCCATTGTGTCAGCGTAAAAATTCCAAAGATTATCATATGCAGTTTTACTAATATCTAAAATAGCAGAGGCATTTAATTCATTAGTTCTATTAATTGCTGCTGTATCAGCAGTAGCAATCTGTCTACGCCATTGTGCGTTAGACTGTGCTATTACTAGTTGGTTCTGGGCATTAAACTGGTCACGTTGATTATTTAATTCCGCATTAAATCTAGCTAGGGTATTTGTTTGACCCGAATTAAATTGCGCTTGTGCATTTTGTTGTGTGGCATTAAACTGTGCTACTTGAGTAGATAAATTTTTAAAGAATTGTTCAACTTGATTTTGGCTAGTAGCATTAAATTGCCTTGTAGCATTTTGTGCAGCAGTGTCTGTAAAGAGTGCTTGTGTTCTTTGTTGTGCTTTAAACAACTCTGTTTGTTGGCGATTAGATAAATTAGCCATATCAATCTGTAAAAAACTTTGTGCATTGTTAACTGCAGCTTGTTGTCTATTATTTAAATTAGAAACATCTAGTTGAGCAAGGGCAGAAGCATTTGACATTATGAGAGCTTGATTGTTAGACAAGTTATTTAAATTCATAGTATTTACAGCACGACTATTTTCTAGTTGTACTTGTTGTTCTGCTGTAAAGTTTTGATTAGCAATGTCACTAATTTTACTAGCGTTCATTACTTTTAGTTGAAACATCTGGTCAAATTCTTGACCCATAAATTTAGCACGTTGTTCTGCAGCAAGCATTGCTGACTGTTGCCTATTAGATAAATTTTGTGCTTCAAAACTAGCAATTGTTTTAGCGTCTGCCATTGCGATAGGCAATGCACTTTCCATAGCAGCTTGTACAACAGCTTGTCCAGCTAATGATGAAGCACCCAAACCTCTAGCAGCCATTTGTGCATTGGCTGTACGTATCGCACCAGAAGCCCAAGCAGGTGGGTTAGCTCCTTGGAACTGAGTCATTAATTGACCTAGTTGGTCTTGAACCAGAGCTTGTTGACTAGGGTTAGCAGTAGCTGCTGCCGCTTGTGTCTGTGCAGTAACTTGTGCAGCAGCCGTGGCATCTACACCTGTTCCTGTAACTAGCTCTCCTGCCTGTATCTGTCGTTGTACAGGATTGTTTATTAAAGTTGCATTACCTTGCGCTGCTTGTAAATTGCCTACAGAAGATACAGTTTGTTGCGCGGCAGCTACTTGTGTTCGTGGGTCAACGGGGTCAGTCTGTTCTGCTTGTGTTGTTGCTAATGCTGCTCCTACTGCGGATGCTGATTGTGCAGCAGTCATTGTATTTGCTTGCATAGCTGTTGGCAATTGCGCCTGTCCAGTTGTAGCCATAGCCGTAGGTGTGGCTACTTGACCCGTTAAACCACCTATTCCTGCAGATACATCTTGAGACGAGTCTGTAATAGTTTGTTGTGCTACAGTTTCACCACCTACTGGAACACCCGGTGAAAACATTTGTTGTACACTATATGGCTGAATAATAGGCTGTCCAGCTTGTGTAGATGGAGTTGTAGCAATAGGAGTACCCTGTTGCCCTGTCGCACCTGTTGTTGCTACAGAAGGTGCTTGTGGTGTCGTACCCACTGAACCACTTACAGGTACGCCAGCTACTGTACCGCTACCTGCAACACCTGTAGGTGAACCAGTTACTGTGCCGCTTACGGGTACACCAGCTACTGTTCCTGTGCCGCTGACTGTGCCACCTGTTGTACCACCTTGAATACCAGCTAACTGTGACTGTAGCCCAGCAATCTGACTTGTAAGCTGTGTTGCCGCATTACCTACAGCACCTTGAGCTTGTGCTTGAAGGCTGGCTATCTGATTTTGCAAACCCTGAATCTGTGCGTTCTGCATAGTAGGTGTAACAGGATTAGTATTTGGGTTTGGTGTAGTGTTAAGAGGTCCGGTCTGGATAGGTGTACCGCCTGTTGTTGTTGTCGTTGGTTGTGTAGCAGGTGGTGCTGCTGCAGCCGCCGCAGCTTGTGCTTGTTGTAGTCCAGCTTGTGCGGATGCTAATTGTTGTTGTAGTTGTCCCTTACCCCTACTTACAGCTGCTGCACGTGAGTATGATTTAGTTTGAGTTATCTTGCTGGGGTCTTCAGCTTCTCCTTTAGCCTGTGCCAGTAATGCAGCAACTTGTGCGTCTATACTAGCAAGAGCCTGTTCTGCTTGTGTTACAGCTTGTTGCGCTGCTGTTACAGCCGCATTACCAACAGTAACATTGCCGGGAGCGAATGAGGCAAAGCCACCATTAGCAAACTTTTGTACCATCCCCCCTTGTGCCATTCTTCTAGCAGCGTTAGTATACATATTCATCTGCTGTTGTCTGGCTGGGTCTTGCTCTATGTACTTTTGGAAGTCATCCATGTTGCCTGAATAACCCATTGCCTGTGCAATCTTATTCATGCCTTCCGGTTTAAACGCTTTAAACTGCATCATTTGCTTAACGCCCTATCTAATTTATCTTCGACACGATGTAGTGCTTCCATTACACGTGTCATATCTTCTCGTAAATCGTTTTTGGTAGCATAGTCTTCTCGTGTTCTATTTAATAATATATCAATTCTTTTTATTTCTGCCATTTGGTTACGAAACATCCACAGTGCTGGCGCAATTACCAGTGTTAGGATAACATTCCAGAACATCATGCTTGAAAATTCCATTAGTCTGCATCCGCTATAGTTATAGTGCCAGCAGCTACCTGCCGCATAATCTCATCGTAGTGTTTATTACCTACAGCACTGGCACTCACTGAATAATCAGACTTGCCGTTAAATGTAAATTTAATTGACGAGTTAGCCCCCGCTGCATTTGCAATATATTTTAAATTTGTAAAAGTCATTACTGCCTGTGTCATTAATCCAACTCCGCATCAAAATCTAAAGCAACAAGGTCTGTGTTATTTGCCTTCTGAACTATAGCCGCACCATTAGCAGTAAAAGAACCAGCCGCATTATATTCAAAACTTGTATGATTTAGGTCTGCGGCTCCAATAGCTAACGAGGTAAGACTGTAACCAAAGTTTGAACTGTTTACGGTTACGTTAACTGCTAATGTCGGGTCAATTCTCATAGGCACTGGGAAACGAGCCGCACCTGTCCCTGCGCCTGTACTGTATGTTCGTATAAGCAAGAACTCTCCATAGGCTGTGTTTTTGCTATATCTCCAAAAATACCGTAAGCAATCATTATAATCATCAGCATAAGATTTGTGTTTAAAAGCTGTAGCACTTTCACCTACTTCTAATTGCACCCCTGTCACATACCAAGTTGCACCTGATGTTGACAACATTGTTGTTATGGCACCGCTTGCAGAGTTTTTATCACCATCACCCCACGCCCCTGCTGTAGCCGAAAAATCTGTGCCAACCCCAAGACCAAATTGTATTTGCAGCCCTAGAGTATTATCTGAAGGCCATGTCCCACTGGTATCTAGTGTTAATGTAATACTTTTTCTTTCCCACGTATCAGCATCGTTTATTGTATAGCTAAAAGCATAAACTCTTTGGTTTGAATCGTGGTTTCTAAATGCACCACCGTGTGTTCCGGTTAACGAACTGCGAACATAAAATGATAAAGTAACTTTTTTTGCATCAGATGCACCTAACCCAAGATGTCTTATTCTATCGCCCTCAATACGGTGAACAATTAACGCTCTATCCGTAGCTGATATAGAACTGTCAACCCCTGTGTTTGTTACTTTTAATGAGTAAGTAAATCCATCAGGAGCAGTTGTGTCTTGGTCAATGGTAAAAGTTGCCGCAGTATTTTTGTACATGTACCAACGGTCAGGACCAAAGGTAGGAGTTGCATTAGCTGGCGTTACAGCGGAGCCACCGTTTCTTTGGTCAACCGCAAACGCACCGTTATCAATAATATTTTCTCCCCCGATACCACCACCAGTTGCACTAGCACCCAGATTTGCCATGTCTCTTGCTCTACTCATTTAAATATCCTCCGGCCAATCATTAATTTTAGCAATGGTTTTTACTGTGCCATCTGAATTACGCGCATCCTCAAACAAAGCCATAAATGCTGTAAGGTTAGCTGCGCCATTCAACGCTGTCTCTATCTCTGCACATTTAGTACGAACTGCATCTCTGTATGTAGTCACTGAACTAGGTATGGCTGTAGACTTTTCAGCGTTGCGAGTAACGTACCAGTCATTTACTGCAAGTTTATTGGCTGCTGTTCGTTTTGTTTGTGCTACCCAGACATATTTAAGACCTCGTGTTACACCCTGTGTGCCTGTCGTTGGGTCTGTAACAGCATCGCCATCTGCATCTACCCACAATGTATCCGTTAGGCTTTTAGGTATGAGTGTGCCATCAGCCTGTCTGCCATTATAAAATCTATTATCAAACGGTGCTTCTGATGCTGGTGGGTCTTCCCAAGTGATGCCAATAGCAGACTTCTCGCTATCGCTATAACGCATCCAGACTTTAGGATACTGCGTACCATCAGTACCAGTAAACTCTCGTCCTTCTTTCAGGGTTGCCCCATTATATTTCCACGGCATTTTATATTCTCCTAAAAGGCAGTGCCAAATTTAAATGGATTATTAGCAAATGCTAAATATATAAATGTCCCACCACTAGCATTTACATACGCCTCTGAACCTCTAATCTTGAATCCATTGCTCAAGAAGTCGCGACCATATGCAGCGTCAGAGCTTTCTGCATATGTACCATCTGCAAACAAAAGACCATCCATTAAATTAAACGGGTTTCTTTTGTCGTCCATAATGTGCCACTCAGCCGATGAGTCTGACCGTTTGGTCATAACCCAAGCTGGTCTGAAGCCTGTGTAGACAAATGGCCCGTCATCGGCTCCATTTCCTGTAAATTTACCAAACTTTGAGTAGCCTACAACTTCGTGAAAACAGTAGGCTATGTAATCACTTCCACTTTTGTTACAGTTTGCAACATTGTTTGCTCCACTATAACCAGCTACAAAGTCAATTACATTTGCATCACCCAAACCAATGCCACCTTCAGCGTAGTTTGTGTTCACATCTGTTGCTGCGCTGTTTAAATTTAAAAATATATTATTATCTGCTGCCGCTAAGTCCTTATGATTGACATGCCAATAGTTAGGTGATGAATCTGCATCTCTGTTTTTAACAATTACTAAATCTGGTTTTTGAGTTAATCCATGTCCAGCCGTATGTGAACCAGTACCCGTTCCAGTATAAGAAACTATGCTAAATCCGGCGTCAGTATTAGCCGATACGCTTGACGTGATGTTGCTGCCATCGGAGTTACTTGATGCGCTGCCACCACCTTTCCAATTCCAACCTACATTTGTTGAGCTTGCTGTATTGACAGAGGCTTCAGTGCCATATGTAAACCCGTCAGAATCAAAGGACAGTAAAGTTGTAGAAACGGTTGTTATTTCCGCAGCCGTGCTATTTGATTTAATTATTTTGTTAGTACCTCTAACAGTATCAAAAATCATATTGTCATAAGCTAAAGAACGACTTTTGAGCCAGACCCAGTTGGGAGAAAATCCAACTCCAGACACACTAATGTTTGAGCCTGTTCCTGTGTATAGTACAGTATTAAAATGGTCATCAGCTTGGCTATCTTGTCCGGGGCCAATTGTTATGTCTGCTAGATTAGATGTGCAAGGCGCAAGATAATCAGACAAACCTATGCTGTCGTAGAACTTACCAATACCGTTGCCATCACTTGCCGCTGCACTGCCAGATGTTTTAAGACCAGCAAATGTATCATCCTGACCAAAGTTCGCTATGTGAAAACAGTTTGATTCGGACGCTATTGCAAATCTAAACGGGCCAGTTACGCTAGTAAATGCTGCTGTGCCTGAGTTTTGCACAGTACCGTTTTTGCTGAAATATATATTACCGTTGTCTGCATCTATATAAACACCAATAACGTCACCAG